GGTTGGTTCCAGGGCGAGGTTGACTTCACGAAGATCGCGACCGGTATCACGCAGCTTGCTGGTGCTGCTGGCGCGTTTACCACAATCCAGGCCATTCCCGACGAAGCCATGACGAAAATGAGCACCCTGTTCGACACGCTCGCAGGCATCAAAAACTTGCCTGACGATAACGGCGTGGTCGGCTGGTTCATGGGCTCAGTCGACTTCAACAAGATTGCAACGGGCATTGAGACGCTCGCAAGCGATGGCATGATCACGGCCATTGGAAAAATCCAGGCCATCCCTGCAGCTGGATTTACAGCCTTGACCAATCTGTTCAACGCGATTGCGGACATCAAGGAACTGCCAAGCGAAGGTGGCGTAAAGAGCTGGTTCACTGGCGACACTTCTACGACCTTGACCAACATCACGAGCAAACTGCCTGGCGTTGCTACGGACGTTGCTACCTTCTTCGCTAACCTGGGGGGCATAACGGACTTCACTCCGATCAAATCCTTGTTCGAGACCCTGGGCGGCATTGAGATTGACACCGATGCTGCGGATGAAGGCTTCCTCGGCCTGGGCAAGAGTGACCTTGAAACCATCGGCTCCGGTTTGAGCAGCTTTGCAACCAGCGCCAAGACGTTCTTCGATACGATCAACGGCCTGAGCCTGGAGAACCTGAACGGCTTCTTCGACACCCTCGGCACGGCGGGCGACCTGCCCGACACGCTCTCGACGCTGGACAGCTCCGTCGGCACGTCCCTGAGCAATCTGGTCACGACGGCCGACACCAAGCTGACCGAGCTGAAGGGCAAGTTCTCCGACCGCCTGGGCGAGATTGTCGCGCTGATGAACACCACGGCGACGGCCATGTACTCCTCCGGCGTTGCTATCATGCAGGGTGTAAACAACGGCATGGAGTCGATGCGCGCGACCCTGGTTGCGACTGCTGCTTCCATCGCTGCCGCCATCCAGGCCGCATTCGACGTGACGCTGGACATCAACAGCCCGTCCCGCGAGACGTACAATTCGGGCGTTTTCGTCGGCGAAGGCTACGACCTCGGTATGCAGAGCAAGATTCCCGACCTGGAGGCAACGGCTTCCAAGATGGGCGAGGCATCCATCCCGTATGCAAACCATTACAGCCCGGATTCTGACAGCAGCACCGTGACCACCAACCGGACGAGTACCGAAACGGTGACCATTTCCCCGACATTCAACCTGACCGTCAGCGGTACGCAGGACGACAGAGCGACGGCGCGGAAGGTCAAGCAGTGGGTGAACGATGCCATGAATGAGTTCTTCGAGAGCCTGGATCGCAAGACACCCGAACCGAGGGAGGCATAATCATGGCTATTATCAACGGCCTGTACATCCATGTAAAAGACGAGAGTGCGGAGCGGGAGGTCGATTCGACCTCCCACCCCGTAGAGAAAGGCGTGCCCACCACGGACACGGTGAAAGCCAAGGCTCTCACAATCTCGATCTCCGGCAAGATAGTGGACTATCCCGGAATGAAAGCATCTCAGGTGCTTTCCAAGCTCCGTGCATGGCAGGAGTCCGGTTCCCTGATCCAGTACCAGGGCCGGAACATCGCTTCCTCCATGCAGATCAAGTCTTTCCAGACTGATCATCCGAACACCAACCACGGCGGCGCAGACTTCTCCATGACCCTGGCCGAGGTACGCATCGCGAAAAGCGCGTATGTGCCCAAGAAGGCCAGCGACAAGGCGAAAGAAGAAGCCGCCAAGAAGAACGTGGAGATCAAGGTGGGCTCCATCGTCGTCTTCAAGGGCGGCCCGGTGTACGTTGCATCCGACTCGGCGAAGGCAGCAGCGACCCGTGGCCGCTCCACCTGTAAATGCACCATCATCAGCAGCCATTCCTGGTCTGTGCATCGCTATCACCTGATTTCCACCGATGGCGGGCGCGTGTATGGATGGGTTGACAAGGAGAACATCGAGGGTGTCGCCAGCACCAGTACCAGCGGCACCACCAACGCCGGAACGCAGCAGACCAACCCAGGGACGCAGCCAACCAAGGACGACCCCACCGGCAAGAAATATCCTGTCAATCACAAGGTAAAAAGCGGCGACACCGTGTATGGGCTGTGCGCGCAGTACAAATACCTGACCCCGCAGCCGCGCATTTCCACGGTGATGATGAACAACCCGCACGCATTCACCAAGCCTGGCGTTGCGACGACGCTGAAGGTCGGTGCCTATCTGCTGATGGGCTACAAATCATAAGGGGGGATGTAAATGACTGCGCCGGAAGTATTGGAAATCAACAAGGAGCTGCTGCCGTATGTGTGCAACATTCAGCTCGCTGGCGAGATATTTACATTGCGCTTCAACCATAACGCGACGGCTGACCTTTTCACGGTAGACCTTTACCGGGAGAATGAGCTGATCTGCGCGGGGGAGCCGATCATCTACGGCCAGCCTCTCTGGGCTGACGTGTACAGGGCGGGCGTTTTTCCTGCCCTGGAGATCATCCCGAAAGACCCCAGTTGCGAGAGCAATGCCGTCACCTTTGACAACTTGGGCCGCACGGTGCTTCTGATCATCGACAACGGCGGGGAGGGTGAATCCGATGCATGATACACCCTCCTCTGCCGTGATGCAGAGCCATGACAGCGACCTCCGCTCCGCCCTGGTCAAGGCGTTCGAGACCTGGCAGGAGCCCTTTGACATCCGCCCGGATGGCGTATTCGGCAGCGTGGCAACGGTGAGAACCGGCGATGTCACGATTGATTCTGAAACACTGGACGTGGAGTTCACCGTCCCCTTCGACGACGATATGGAGCCCAACGAGGCGGAGATCATCGTCTACAACCTGTCCGACAACACGATCAAGCAGCTGAAAAAGGATGCGGCAATCTCCATCGAGGCGGGCTACAAGGGCGACACGGGTGTGCTTTTCAAGGGGTACATCTCCAAGGTCAAGACCAATCGCAACGATGTGGACAAGGTGACGACCATCTATGCGCTGGACGACATCAAAGACCATACCGTCGAGAGCAAGTCCTACGCGGCCAATACCAAAGCAAGCTACATCCTGAAGGAGCTGATCGACAAGACCGGCATCCCGGTCGCGGTTTTCAGCCCCCGCAGGGATCATACCTACAAGGATTCGCAGACCGTCGACGGCGATCTGATGGAGAACATCAAGAAATACGCGGAGGTCTGCGGCATTTCGGTCTATGTGAACAAGGGGCAAATCTATGCCCGATACATCAAGGAGGGGGACAACCTCAACTTTGAGGTATCAGTTGATACCGGCATGATCGGCTCCCCCAGCTCCTACGAGGAGGAAGTCACCGCCGAGGACTACACCGAAACGGTGAACGGCTACGAGGTGGACATGCTGCTGCAGCATCGCATGAGTGCGGGCGCGATTGTCAAGCTGACCAGCAAGGAAGCCAATGGCACATATCGCGTGTGCAGCGGCGAGCATCGCTTTTCCCCATCCGAAGCCGTCACCACCGCGAAAATGTACTAAGGGGGTGAAAACATGGGGAATGCGTCATTTGTTGACAAGCTCGTCGAGAGGAAGCTGATGGACTTGCACTGCGGGTACATCGGGCGTGTGATCTCGACGGACGGAGAGTCGGCCACTGTGCAGCCGCTTGGCCTGATGAAGGGCAGCGGCAGCGCAGCGAAGGCGCAGGCCGTCGTCTCCAACGTGCCGGTTGCCTGCAAGTACAAGTTCAGCGCGCGCACGATCAAGGACGGCAACGGGAACAATGTGACCGTCGCCGTGCCCACCATGATTGCAAAGGGCGACCTTGTGGCCTGCCTTTGCGCTGACAGAGACATCACCGAGGCACGCCGCGGCAACAATGAGCTGCCGCCTGCGGGCCGCCACAGCATTTCCGACAGCATCATCGTCGGTATTCTTTGAGGGAGGGAGCGGATCACATGAAGGGCTTTGCGTTGGATGCCCGCGGCGATGTGCTGATCGAGAATGGTGCGATCAGCCTGGCCGTCGGCGATAACCTCACGCAGCAAAAGGTCTGGACAGTCCTGCACACCAACCTCGGCGAGTGGTTCTTCGACTGGGAGCAGGGCATTGACTTTTCCAAATTGATCGGAAAAGGCGTTGGCGAGGAGCTGGCACGGTATGAGGTCGAACGCGGCCTGCATCAGGTGGACAGCACCTTTGTCATCACCGATTTCGAGTACACCGCCGACACGGGCGCGCGCGCTGCGAAGATCGTCTTCAAGGCGCACAACGCAGACGGCGAGGAAGTAGGGGGTGAAATCGCATGGGATTGACGGATAAGGGCTACCAGCGCCGCACCTATGACGAAATCCTGACAGATAAAATCCAGCGGGCCAAGGAGCTCCTGGGCGAGGACATCGACACGAGCGACCAAAGCGTGCTGGGCAAGTACATCCGCATCAACGCCTACGACCAGGCGACTGCGGAGGAAGAAATCGAACAGGTCTATTTTGCCCGCTTCCCGCACACGGCATCGGGGCAGAGCCTTGACCGGCTGTGCGTTTTTGCGGGCATCTCCCGGAATCCTGCCACCTCTGCTGAATACAGCGTCAAGGTGACGGGCACGGCGGGGCATACCATCCCGGCTGGCTTTCTGTTTGCCACGGACACGGATGTCACGTACTGGACGACTGAGGACTACACCATCGGCGAGGACGGCACCTGCATGGGCAGGGTGCTCTGCACGGAGCCCGGATCAATCGGCAACTTGTCCAACGCTTCGGCCATTTTCCGTATCGTAAACCCTGATGCGAGGGTGGAAAGTGTGCAGGGTGTTGCGATCCTGACAGCTGGCGTGGACGAGGAAAGCGATGCAGACCTCCGCCTGCGCTTCTCCTCTGCCGTTGAGGGCGGCGGCAGCTGCAATGAGAACGCCATCCGCGCCGCGATCCTGCGCGTCCCCACGGTGCAGTTTGCAACGGTTATCTCCAACAACACGGATGAAACCGACGCGGAGGGACGGCCCCCGCACAGCTTCGAGGCCTATGTCCTGGGCGGCGAAGACTACGAGCAGGATATTGCAGCGGCCATCTTC